CCCGCCCACCAGCGAGATCGACGCCCGGAACCAGACCATGCCGCGCAGCCCGCGGTGTGTCACCGGTGCGGACGTCGGGGAGATCCAACCAGCCCTCGACCTCGACCACCTCGACCGGGGACGGACCAGTACCGCCGAACGTGACACCGGCGTAGGACCACTCCCACACGGCCATCAGGAGATCCTCCAGGCCCACGTCGACTCCCGCACGATGTCGGCTCCAGTCGAGCGGTCATGTACAACGATGTTGTTCACCACCGACGCACCGCCCGCCATCCGAGCCGACTGGTCCGCGGGGAACACCTGCGCCCCGCGTGGCAGATTGACGAGCTCAGGGCCACGCTCACCGACCCACGCCAAGCCGCCGGGCGCCGACATCGTTCCGGACGCGAACGCCCCGACCTTGACGTTGCCGCCGACCTTGGTGAACGTGCCGGTGACCTTGCCCTTGACCTCGAGCAGCCCCATGACGTCGAGGAGGTCCTTGGCCCAGTCGACACCCTTACGGAACCAGTCGATCATCGTCTTGACGACCCCGATCACCAGGTCGACCGACGAGCGGATCGCGTCGAACACGGCCACAGCGACACCCATCCCGGTCGAGAACGCGCCCTTGACGAAGCTCACGAGCGGGGAGAGCACGTTGTTCCACAGCCAGCCGGCGGCGTCGATGACGAAGCCGATCGCCGTCCTGATGGCATCGAACTGCAACTTGGCGGCCTCGAAGGCGATCTTGAACGCTGCACCGAGGAATGACGCGAGTGGAGATAGGACGTTCCGCCACAGCCAGGTGGCGGTGTCGATGACTGCACTGATGATCTTGGGCACGTTGTCCCTCAGCCAGCCGAACACCGTCTTCAGGACGGGCCACAGGGTGCCGGTGAGGAACTTGGCGACGGCGTCGACGGTGGTGCGGAACCAGTCCCAATGGGTGTACGCGTAGATCACGCCGGCGACCAGCGCGCCGATGGCGGCACCGATCGCGATGAACGGGGCAGCAGCCGCGAGAGTCGCCGCCGCAGCCGACAGAGCACCGGCCGCCCACACGGCGAACAGGGCGACGAGCGCCGCCCCGATACCGGCGGCGATCCCGATGAGGACCTCCTTGTGGTCGATCACCCACTCGAACGCGGCGCGCAACCCACGACCGATCCCCTCGAGCGCCGGCCGCAGCTGGTTCTGCCACACGCGTGCGACCACGCCCGCTACCGTCGCGATCGCCGCCTGGATGGTGGGCCAGTTCCGACGGAACCACGACGTGACGGCTTCCCCGGCGGCGGTGAGGCGGGGGCCGAGCCAGTCGGCGAACCGGGCGAGGTACGGGGACGCCCACTCGATCCCACGCGTGACGGCGTCGAACACCTTGGCGGCCAGCGGGCCGAGCTTCGCCAACGCCTTGTTCCGCAGGAGAGCGAGCTTCTCCTTCCAGTCGTCGGTCGCCGCCGCGGTGCCCGTGATCGCACCCTCGGCGCCCTGCAGTTGGGCGACGAGCTCGTCGATCTCGAACCGGCCCTCACGGATCGCCGCCGCCATATCCGGCCCCGCACGAGCACCGAACAGCTCGAGCGCCAACGTGTTCGCCTCACCCGCGGACCCGGCCGCCTTGATCGAGGCGACAGTGCGACGGAACGTGTCGATCGGCGCCTCACCAGCGCGGGCCATCTTCCCGAGCGCGATCCGCAGACCACCCATCACCGTCTCGGTGTTCACACCCTCGCGTTCGAACTTGCCGATCAGCGCGGTGCCTTGCTCGAACGAGAACCCGAGCTGACGCAGCGGCGCGCCGAACTGCACGATGCCCGACGACAGCTGGTCGATGCTCGCACCGGTCACCTGCGACGCCTTGAACAACTGGTCGAGCGCCTTGCTCTGATCGCCGGTCTGGATACCCCAGTCGCCGAACACACGGGTGACCCCCTTGATGTTCCCGGCGACGTCGGTGCCCGTGATCCTCGACAGGTCGAGGAACTGGGCGGACAGGTCCTGCAGCGGCTTGCCGGTCAACCCGAGCCGGGTGTTCAGATCGGCGATCGCGGTGGCGGCCTGATCGGCCGAGACCGGCACTGTCGTGAACACCTTGTTGAAGTCGGTCTTGAGCCCGTCGAGCGCCGACCCCGTCGCCCCCGTGCCGATCAGGATCTTGTCGAACGCGTCGTCGAACATGCCGCCGAGCTTCAACAGGCCGGCACCTGCCGCGATGCCGACACCGATGGCAGCGGCGGCGGTCTTGCCGACGCCGCCCATCACCCTGGTGAACCGGTCGCCGAACGACTTCCCGGCCGCGTCGCCGATCGGGCCCATCTCCTTGGTGAGCCCACCCAACATGCCCTTCGCGGAAGGGATCAGAGAGAGTGTCGCGTAGCCGACGTTCGGACCACCAGCCATCATCCCTCCTTCCGTTTGCTCGATGCGATCTCGCCGGCGGCGATCCGTTCACGCCGTGCCCGGGCACGGGCCCGAGCGGCCGCGGCGCGACGGGTGAACCCGGACGGCAACGCGACCCGACGGGCATGTCGTTGCGCCTCGACGAGCAGCGGATGCCGGGTCTTCGACCGGGCCGTCGCCTGCCACACGTCAGCGAGCAGGACCTCGCCGAGCGACCACACATGCCCGCCGTTGAGTGCCTGCACCGTCGCCGACTCGGCCGGCAGATGCCGCACCAGCACCATCAGCCGCCGCAACGTCAACCGGCCCGGCCCGGCCGTCCAGCGGGTGCGGTAGTCGACCTGGTAGAAGCGTTGCAGGTCGGCCTCCACCCGGTCCGCGTGATCACGGAGCAGCCGGAGGAGGCCCGCTATTCCCCCGTGCTGCCCAACCCGATCCGGGTCGCGTACGCGTCGAACAGGGCTGCGTAGTCGCGGACCTTCGGCCGGGTCGCCTTGAACCGTGCCCAGTCGGCCGGGGACAGCAACGCGCGCAGCACGTAGGAGAGCTTCTGGTCGTCGATCGCTTCGAGTACCTCGCCCGCGGCGTCGTCGAGCGACGCCGGGAACTCGTAGCTGCGGCCGTCATGGTCGATGGTGACGGTGCCGCCGTCGACGTCGAGCCGTGCAGGATCGTTGGTGGTCATGATGGGGTCTCCTCGTGGTGGTGCGTGGGCGCGTGGAGAGTCCCGGTGAGGCAGCCACGCCTACCCCACCGGGACATCTTCGGGTCAGGAGCCCGAATCGGGCTGCTCCTCCCACAGGACACCGTCGGTGTCCGGGTAGATCGTCGCGACGAACTGGACGGCGGCGATGTCCTGCTCGTTGTCGGTGACGTCGCCGTCGACGACGATCTCGGCCTGGTAGGCGGAGATCAGCCGGCGCACCTGGTCGCCGTCGCGGACCTCGAACGCGACCTTCACCCGCTCGGGCTTGGGCACCTTGATCTGGCCGCCGGTCGACCCGGGCCACATCAGCCGGTGCGTGGTCTCGTTGCGCTCGAAGCAGCGGAACGTGACCGTCTGCTTGAAGTTCCGCCGCGACGTGCGCATGAGGATCCCACCCCACGCGAAGTGGTCGGCGACGTCCTCGGACCGGCCGTGGACGAAGCCCTGCTCGCCGTCGAGGAGACCGACGAGGTCCCACTCGGTGCCGAACTCGGTGTCGACGTCGGTCGGCGCCTCGGCGTCGAGGTCGAAGCTGACGAACACGTCTGCGTCTTGCCACAGCCGTGCGTTCTGCGGATCTCCCATGTCGGGGACCTCCTCTGTGTGTTCGCCGCCCGGGAGCACCGGTGCGGGCTGTGGACCCCGGCCCCGGGCGGGGACGGGAGAGATCGACGAGACCCGGTCAGGACTCGTCGTCGATGGGGACAGTGCGCACAACGACCCTGGCGGTCGTCGCGGCGAGAGCGACACGGGTCTGCGGGTCGAAGCCCGGCAGCGGACCCGTGAGCGGGATGACGTTGACGATGCCCGGGGCATCGGTCGCGGCGAGTGTCCCGAGCGCGTCGCCGGCGAGCTGCTTCGCTGCCGACGGTGATCCGGCGCGGGCAACCAGCCGGACCGTGAAGTCGGCCTTGATCGGCCACACCACCGTCGGGGCGCCGTCGGACACCACCTCGAGATGTGGACCGGCCGCCGGCGTCCAGCCCTCGGGGACACCGACTCCGACGGTTGCGTCGACCAGCCCGTCGAGAGCATCGACGACGAGCCGCTCAACATCAGGAAGAGCGACGAGAGGCTTCACCGTGCCGTCACCTCGAGGCCGACACCCGCTGCAGCGCGGGTGAGGACGCCGTCGCGGACCTGCCAGAGCCGGCCGCGCGGATCACGGATCGTGACCGAGGCAGCGGTCCGGTCGGTGCGGTAGCTGTCGACGACCACGTCGACGTCAGACGGCAACTGGGCGCGCACCTGGGCGGCGACCTGTTCGGCCAACGCCCGCATCTGCTGGGCGGTCTCCGCCGAGTTCAGCAACGCCTTGATCCCTGCCGAGTCGAGCCGCACTTCCGCCACGACCACCACCACCCTTCGCTCTCCGGCCGGCGAGCGGCCCGCCAGGTTCGGACAGGATCGACCGGACCATGTCCGGGTCCGGCGGCGCCACCGACCGCAACCGGGGCAGCGCGCCGGTGGCATGCTCGACGCCGGCGGCCGCCTTGTAGCGCAGGCCGAGCTCGATGTTCGCCGCGTACTCGGGGAGATCGCGTTGCTTGTCGATGGCTCGGGGATGCCACCAGTGGAACGCCGGGCCGGGGATCCGGTCTGCCTCGCCGCACAGCGTGTTCGCCGCCAACCAGAACGCCCGATCCTCGCCGCCCCACGACGCGAACCGTTCGTCGAACCCGCCGACCGTGTCCCACACGGTGCGGGGCACCATCACCGCACCGGACGCGTGGTGAGTCCACACCGTGGCGCCCTGCCGGGCCCGTTTCGGGCCGAACTCGACCCGGCCAGACAGCACCCGATCGGTGAACACCCGCGGGATCTTCACGTACCGGTCGAACGCCAGCACGAGACGCTGCTGCTCGACGGCGAGATGGGCTGCCGCCCACAGCTGCTCGACAGGGACGAACGTGTCGGCGTCGGCGAAGAACAGGCAGTCCCACCCGTCACCGGCGGCCACGGCGGCGGCGTTGCGGGCCGCGGACCGGTTCGGCCACGCCCCGCCCGTGGTGTCGTCGCCGACGTGCACCTCGAGGCCGTGGCGACGCCAGTAGTCGACCGTCCACAGGTACGACCGGGTCCGCCAGTCGTCACCACCGGTCCACGGGACGCACACCGCCACCCGGTAGCGGCCCTCCATGCGTCGTCCGATCCATGACGCCCACTCAGCCGGGCTGTCGAAGTCGTCGGTCCAGTCGTCGATCACCGTCTGATTCCGGCAGCCGGCAGCGACTTTGAGGTCGTCGAGCCATGCGGTGCGGACACCGGCCATCGCCGCCATATGGGTGCGGATGTGTGTCGACGGGAGCCGACCGCGGCGCACCAGGTCGGCGAGCTGCGCGGCGACCTCGACCACACGGACGTGTTCGCCGGGGCCGAACGACACGGCGAACGACTCGTCCCACCGGTGACCGGTCACCTTCGACCGGCCGGGCCGGCGGAACACGTGGTAGGCGTCGCCAGGGTGGTCGCAGATCGTGTCGACCGCCGCCTGGGAGTACCAGACGTCACCCCACACGATCACCGTCCGGCGATCCTCGGCCCACAGATGGCGGGTGTCGAGAAACTTGCCCATGTCGGACCCGCACGAGTTGATCTCGTCGAGCGCGACACGACGGGCACCGGGCAAGTCGTAGCGTTCGTCCGGGCCGACCACCACCACCTCGTCGACGTTCGGATGGCCGGCGAACAGGCGAACGGCCCGGCCGATCAACGTCTCCCCGTTGACGGTGACGAAGTGCTTGGGGTGGCCGAGGAACTGGCCGCCGTCAGCGTTCACCCAGCGGCGCCCGTCACCGTGAGCCAACACGAGCACCCTCACGACAACCTCGCCGCGACCAGCCGTCCCGTGCGAGTCACCTCCACCGGGTGCACCCGGTCGATCCACTCGTCGACCGCCCGGACCACACCGGGGAACTGGGTCGCCTTCGGCTCGAACCGGGTGTAGTCGTGGAAGCACACCCACGCCCCCAACGCGAGGTGCTGCGCCCACGCGTCGAGGTCGGCGCACACGGACTCGTAGCGGTGGTCGGCGTCGACGAACAGCAACCCGACCGTCGGGCCCTGCCAGCCGGCAGCCACGTCCACCGTCGAGCCGTGATGCTCGACGACGAGCGACTTCACCTTCGCACGAGCGACCTGCGCTCGGAACGTGTCGAGCGTCTCGGGCAGGTCGAAGCCGAGATGCTGGTACTCGCCCTGACCACCCAACGTCCACAAGTCCACCGCGTGGACCTTCACCCCGGCGCCGGCCTTCGACCCGCGGGCGAGGAAGCACGTCGACTTGCCCCGGTTCGAGCCGAGCTCGACGATGCACTCACCCGCAGGCACGAGGCTCGCGAGCCTGGCCAACCTGGCGCCCTCGCGCCGCCACAAGAAACCCTCGAACGTGTCGAGATCGGGGTGACGGTCGAGGTCCTGTTCGGTCGTGGTCCGCACCAGGAACACCTCCTCTGATCAGGGTCAGCCTTCGGCGCGTCGCAACGCGACCTCGACCCCACGGACCTGACCTGTCCACGGGGACACCCACACACCGACGTCGCCCTCGACGTCGAACATCACACCTCGCCACCTGATCCGATCCGTGCTGCGCACATCGTGCGGCGGATCGGCCGCAGGGGCATACAGCGTCGCCCCGACGATCACGCCCGTCCGGGCCCTGTCGGACACGTCCGACGACCCACGAGGCGCCACCGCCACGTGCGACAGGTCGAACTCGACGACATCGCCGTCGACCGGGTCGCCGTACCGGTCCCGGCCGCCAGGAGCAGCACGGACCACGGTCACGGTCTGGTTGAGGTTCACGGCCGTGCGAGATCGGCCTGCGCAGCCGCGAGCCGGTCGATCGGATCGAGCACATCACCGTCGAGGATCGCTCCGGCGCCGGCGGTCTCGAGATGGTCACCGCGGGAGGTGGGCTGCACCCACAGCCCGGTGCGGCCCGCCGCTCGACGCAACTGTGAGATCTCCCGATTGGTGAGACCCAGGCCGGCGGCGCCGCCCTGACGGTCCTGCATCTGGAACGGGCCCACCGTCTCGGCCGCCAACCCGGCCGGGTTGACCTGTGCGGACTGGCCGGCCTGCCACATGCGGGCGACGATCTGCGCGAGGACTGCCTGCAGCCGCCCCGACACCGGGTCCTGTTCACCGACCTCGATCTCGGCAAGGGCCTGAGCCTGAGCGATCAGCGCGGGCACCCACTCATCGGTCGACAAGTCGGTCTGCAGCAGAGTGCTGACCCGCTGGGCCGTGATCCAAGCCATCCGGCGCACCTCCCTCCACGCGGTCGAGGCCCACCAGCAGCACACCCCGGTCGAGGCGATGCTGCTGGTGGGCTTGGGACAGGGATCAGCTCTCGTCGTCGAGGACGATCTTCACGGCGCGGACGAAGTAATCGTCCTCGTCGCCGACCGGCGACTCCGGGTCGATGCCGGGCGTGAACCGGCCGTCCTCGTCGAACTGGCCGAAGTCGGTCACGACGTTGGTGCCGACCCACGCCTCCGTTGCGAGCACGTTGACGATGTCGGTCGGGTCGAGGACCTGGACCGCACGGATCGCGAACCCGCCCGCCGCCATCGTCTGACCCCACGGTGCACCGTTGGGGATCGCCGGCGCACGGCTCGACAGCGCGAACGCGGTCCGGTGGTAGGCGTACGCCTCGCCGGGCGGGAGCGCGTTCGTGACGAAGGGCTGGAACCCGGCCAGGCGCCCCATCTGCGCGTCGCGCAGCGCCGACGCGTCGCCGGTGCGGGCGATGTTCTCCTGCACCGTGGTGGCGTTGAGGATGAACTCCTCGACGTCCGCGCCGACGGCGAGGAACCGGTCCGACTGCGGCACGTTGGCGAGGTTGAGCCGCTTGCGGGCCTCGCGCAGCGTCCCGATCGGGTCGGTCCCGTCGAGCGTCAGCGTGTGACCGGGCGCGTACGTCGCGTCGGTCATCAGCTCGGCGAGCTCGTCCTCGTAGCCGCGCACGATCGACCGCAGACACGGCGCCATCACCTGCTGCATGAAGTCGACCAGGTCGAGCGAGAACACCTCGTCGGTGACCTCGATGTCCTTGTACAGCCGCGACGACAGCGTGACGTCGACCTTGCGCTCGGCGAGCGAGTCGCGGCTGCGCGGACCACCCGAACGCAGCGCGTTCTTCTGCGACTGGGTGTAGGCCGGGAGCCGGATGCTGATCGTGTCGTTCTTCGCGCCGCGGAAGTCGCCGGCGGCGTCCCTCCACACGGTTGCCGGGAGGACGACCTCCCGCTCGAGCAGCGCGAGCGCGGTCGACACGACCCGCTCCGCCTTGATGGTCTGGACCGTCATGTTCTCCTCCTCTGGAGAGTGTTGTCATCGGACCCGGATCAGCCCTGCCGCCTCAGAGACGGGGGATCTTCTCCAGGACCTTGTCGATGTCGGGTTCGGGGTCCTCGCGGTCGGCGCCGCCCGGGGTGAGGTTCTCGGCCGGCTTCCGAGACGGTGGCGGCTTCGCGCCCTCACCGCCCTGCGGGGCGAACGACGCGAGCAGCTCGGCGGCGTCCGCCTCGAGCTCCTCCACCGTCGACCCGACCAGACGGGCGGCCTGCTTCGGGGTCAACCCCTTCGCGCCGCCCACCTCCAACCGCATCACCCTGAGTCGTGCCTCGTCACGTTCACGTTCGGCCGCCGCCAACCGCTCCGCGGTCTTCTCCGACTCGGACTTGTCCTTGTCGGCGATCTCCTTGAGCTGCTTCTCCAGCGCGGCCAGCCGCGACTCGGCGTCGCGCCGAGCCTTCCGTTCCTGTTCGAGGGCCTTCTTGCCCGGATCGCCAAGCTGGTCCTCCGGGTCCTTCTTCTCGCCAGGGTCGCCCTGGCCCTTCGGGTCTTCGTTCTCGGCACCCATCGCGGGGCCTCCTCTCGTGGGTAACAGGCCCGCCATCGCGGCAGGCACATCTCTCGTCAGCCGTCGCCGGTACCGGCGTCGACCATCGACCTTCTGAACGCGTTCACCGCGTCATCACCACCGAGGCCGGCGGTGACCTCGTCCCACTGGCGCCGGAACTCGCTGGCACCTGAGGGCCACGAGTAGCGGTCCTGGTCGTACACCGGCTCGGCGGTGCACTGGCAGCCGCCGTGCGCCTCGAAGTCGGCCGACTCCTCCCGATACACCGGGCCGCGGGATGCGAGCATGGCGCAGAACGCACACGGCGAACCCGACGGCGCCCGTGCCCACCCCTGCGCACGGCGGTCGGCAGCGACCGACTCCAACACCGTCGACCGTCCACCCGCCAGCGTGTGCCGGACCGCCTCCCCCGCTGCACCAGCCATCGCCACCTGAACCGCCCGGGCCAACGGCACGGCCCGCACCATCGCCTGCTTGACCGCGACCGGACCGACCACCGTCAACGACGTCGTGATCGCCGCCGCCGGCGGCGGTGACGCCACCACCGGAATGAACCCGCCCAAACCGATCTCCGCCTGTCGGAACGCCTCCAGGTAGCGGCCCGCCAACCGGGCCGACACGCTCGCCTGAGCGGTCACCAACGGCACCATCACCCGCAACCAGCCCTCAACCGTCCGATCGAGATCCTCCGGGTCGAGCAGCCGCCACCCAGCCGCCACCTGCGCCGCCACTTGTGCAGCGAGACGAGACTGGGCCCGACGGTGCGCATCCGTCAGCCGTGCACCGTCGACCGTGATCGACACCCGGTCAGCCGCCCGCGGGGAGTTGGCCGGCGGCGAGCTCGGCGAGCAGCTGCGCCATCGGCGCATCGTCCTCGGCCATCTGCTTCCACCGCTCGACGTCCTGCTGCGTCACACCCGGGATCCGCTCCCACAAGGCGCGGGCCGGCACGCCGAGCATCGTCGCCAACTTGCCGAGCGCGTCGGCGGCCTGCGACAGCGACCGGGACTCCTTGTCGTCCCACGCCACCTCAGCCGACCAGTCCTGCGACCCCTCCTCGTCACCCATCAGGTGGGCGGTCAGCCGGAACGCCTGCTCGTGCGACTCCCCGAAGGTCTGCTTGCGTTCGTCGATCTTCCGGTTCTTCCCCGCCTGCGCAGCGGCGAGCGCCTCAGCCGAGATGTTCACGATCTGCCCGATCAAGTCGGTCGGCGGGACCTGCATCACCGCACCGAACTCGTAGATGTCCGACTCCTTCGCCCGCAGGTACCCGTCGAGCTGGGTGCCCTGCAAGGTGTCGAACTTGGTGTCCGGCGACTCGGCCACGAGGATGTCCTCGACCGAGAGCCGCAGCTTCTCGGCTTGCATCGTCGACGCATCCGCCGACTCCGGCATCAGCATCCCCGAGATCGTGCGCACCACCCACGAACCGAACCGCTGCACCACCAGCCGGTCGAACGTGTCCTGATCGAGCCGGGCGGCCAGATCGATGTTCGGCTCCACCTCACCCTCGGAGCGGCCGTCGAGATCGAGCTCGTTGGCGTAGCGCACCACGGGGCACACCCCGACCCGATGCCGCTCGTGCGAGATGTACGTGAACTTGGTGCGCTCCGCGTCCGAGTCGACCGTGTACACCGCGTCGTCGTCGAACAGCTGGAACCGCCAATGCGACGACCCGTCACGACCGTTGATCGGCTTGCCCGCCAACGCGTGCATCGGCCACTCGTCGACCTCAGGGTCCTGCCAGAACGCCACCATCGACCGGGCCGAGAACGACCGCCACACCGGCACCGGCGACCCCGGCAGCACCGCCACGTAGGCCAGCCCGAGCGACAACGCACCCCGGTGCACGGCGATCTGGCGGGCGTCCATCCTGTTCGCCTGCCACGCCGCCCACGCCGGCGTGTTGTCGGCCTCACCGGTACGCCGGTAGCCAACCACGTAGAGCGACTGGGCGAGCGACGCGACCGCCAACTTCAGGAACTTGCCGACGGCCCGGTCACGCAACTCGCGGTACTCGCGGGTCGCCCTCCCCGGTGGGATCTTCGGCTTGTCCGACTCGGCGAGCCGACCCCGATACCAGCGGTCCACCAGATCCATCCGGTCACGGTTCGCCGCCCAGTCGGCCGCGTACAGCTTCACGAGGGCCTCGGCGTCGGCAGGCTTCATCGGCATCCCAACACCCCCGTCCTGTTCACCACACGCGGCCAGGCCGCTTGCCCTGCTTGTCGGGCCGTTCCGTCTCGTTCAACGCGGCACGGCGCATCATCCGTGCCCCGACCATGCACACCGCCAGGTCGATCTTGCGGCGCGACTCCCGCGCCCCCTTCCACAGCGACACACCCCACCGGTTCGGATAGCGGCGAGCGTTCAACACGTGGATCCGCAGACGGGCGTCACCATCCCACGACAACTGGCCCGCCGAGATCTCCGCCGTGGTGCGCATCGCCGCCGCCGTGAACTCCGCCGACCTCGACGGCGACGTCATGTCCCACATCACCGAATGGCCGCCCTTGCCGGGCACCGCCCACAACTGCAGCTGACCACGCCACCGGCGATGCCAGCCGTCGATCAGGTCATCCCAGTACCGCTCCTGCGTCTCATCGTCACGGGTATGCGACGGATCCGCCCACAACCCGATCACCTCGAGGCGGGCGAACACGTCGGCCATCCGCTCGTCGATCTCCGCGCGGGGCGCCAGCCAGCCATCACCACGAGCCTTCGGTGGACGCTGCCACATGCCCAGCGTGACCACATGGCCGTCCTCCAGCCGGCATCCGACCATGCCCGTGGCATCATCAGACTTCGATCCGTCGAAGAAGACGACCCATCGGCCGGCGGCACGCTCTTCAGCCATGAGCAGGTCGCGTCCACGACCAAGCTCGGGACGGGCGAGCGGGCCGAACTCGATCGGCGACACCCACGCGTCCTCCGCCGCGTGGAGCTGGTTGAACCAGAACCGCCGCGACCTCGATGGCGGGTTGCGGGGATCGAGGATCGACCGCACCACTCGGTCGACGTCCAACCACACCGAGTCGCCACGCACCGCCTGCAACACCCGCTGAGCTTCGGCCACCGACAACCCCGCGTCGGCCGGTGCCTCGACCGAGTCGTACAAGATCCGCGACCCCTCTGTCGACCCCGCGGCGTCAGCGTCCTCCCACGCCTCACGGTCACGCATCCCCACCGAGTCCGTCGACGGGTCCGGCGCGTTCGTCGCCGCCAACACCCGCGCCGCGCCGTCCACCGACTTCACGCTGTTCCGCTCGATCACATCCGCCATGTCGTGACCGGCGTTCGACGCCAACCAGTGCTGGGTCTCGTTGCGGACCGTGAAGCTCGACCGGATGCCCTCCAGCACCGTCGGCGACGAGGTGACCGCCTGGATCATCCGTGCGTCGCCGTACGCGTACACCATCTCCTTGCCCGGCACGATCCCGAACTCGTCGACCGCCTCCGGCGAGAACAGACCCGGGAACAGACGGAACGTCGTCTTCGTCTGCGCCAACGCGGTCGCCGCCACCGGGACCCACGCATCCTCAACATCGCCCGCGACCGGCAACCCCCGATCCCACCCGAGGAACCGGGCTGGGCCCACGAGCTCGTTCGCGCACAGCACCGCGAGCAGAGGATCTTTCCCCCACCCCTTCAGGCGTTGGATCACCCCGTCGTCGAACAGCCAGCGGCCGTGCTCGTCGACGGCGTACCACCACAGCACGAACCGGGCCTGCTCGAGCGTGAACCGCCACGGCACACCCCGCCGGTGCTGCAACCAGCACCCGGCGAACCCGAGCACGTCCCAACCGATCGTCGCGTCCGGCAACACCCACCGGCCCTTGTCGGTCCGCCATGTCGGACCGAGCAGCAACGGCTCCACCCCGGTCCCGGCCCACGGGAACACCGCCGGGCGGACGAGCTGCTCCCGATACCAGTCGATCACCGCCTGGTGGTCATCACCGACGTGCTCGACCTGTGGCCGGCTACGAGGCCGAGCCACGCCGCCACCTTGCGTTCGCCGCAGCACGCGCCTTCACCGCACGCTCCGCAGGACCCGACTTCGGCACCACCTCCGGGTCGTCGGGGAGGCGCAGCTTGCCCATCAGCTGGGCGAACGTCGCCCGATGCTGACGGATCTCCTGCACCATCGGCGACGCCGTCGGCTGACCCATCGAACCCTTCACCACCAGCGGAGCAGATTCGAGCTCACGGTCCATCCGGTCGATCAACATCGCCTCACGACCGGCGTCCTCCAAGATGCGCAACTCGTCCGGGCGCAGGTCGTACACGTCGACGATCGCCATCCACAGCCGCAGCCCTGCACCGACCAGACCTTCAGGTGGGGCCGGCACCTCCCGCACCACCGGGGCCGGCGGCTCGACCGGCTCGACGGCAGCGACCGCCGGCGGCCGATGCCTCGCACGATGATGCGCCGCCAACCCCGCACCCGGCCGACACTCCTGCCCGCACACGCCACACGGCACCGTGACCGGCTTCGTTTTCGATCTCTGCGGCCGTGCATTCGCCGCAGCGCGCCGCGAATCAGCATCCGAACGCATACGTGGCGCCATCGCGGCACCTCCTCTGCGTAGGCCAGATCGCCTGACCGTCCGAAAAACGTCACCTCACCGAGCACGCATGACCACGACCGCTAAGCCGACCGTGCTCGGACGCCCGCCCGGGCAGGGGGTCACCCCCACCCCCGACGACGAGCCAGCCGACTCGGATGCGGCTCGGCCGGCCGCAACCTCGACCGGCGGGCACGACCACGAGCCTGCTCCCCCATCGTCTTGCGGTGATGGCACGGGTCGCACAGACCCTGCCCGTTCGACACGTCGTCAGTCCCACCCTCGGCCACCGGGACCACATGATCGGCGACCGTCGACGAACGCACACCGCACGACCGGCACACCGGATCACGCTCGAGGATGAGACGTCGGACCCGGGTCGGGAACGACCGGCGTGCACCGGACCACGAGCTCGTCACCCGTCGTCGTCCCCATCGTCGCCGTCACGCAAGCTGTCGATCAGTCGGGCCCGCATCGAGTCGGCGAACGTCGTCGCCATCCCCAACGCCTCCCAGCGAGTCAACCCATCCGAGGACCGCTCGCACAACATCATCCGACCCTCGGCATCCAGCGCCTTGACCAGACAGACCACATCGAGCGGAACAGCGCCCTCGGGGAGATCCGGCATCTCGACGCCGAACACGACCGCCATCACACTGCCCCGGTCCGCACCTGAGGCGCAGACTGGACATCGTGAACGTCACCGTACTGAACTCGTGAGCGCGAGTGGTGGATACCCGCAACGACCTGCGGCGACGAGGCCAGTACGAATCTCGCCGGCCCGATCATCGCGACACGCTCCCGTCACGCACGCGGACGTAGCCACGGCGGAGGTAGTCGAGCATCTCGCTGCGCTCGGGGAGCCGACGATGCGCCCGGGTGAAGTCGTACACCCACCGGCACACCGGCCGTTCCTCCGGCCACGGCTGCGCCAACACACCAGCGAACGTCGTCGACCGCCACGGCGACCACGTGTCGTCCCACTGCAGGCCGTGCACCACCCGGGCGACATGGCACTGCGGTGCGTCCTCGACCGGGGCCGTGTCACGCAGCCGGTCGAACCGGTCACACACCGCCTCGATGTCGTGCACCGTGCGCACCAGCCGCTCGAGCAACGGGACGAGCTCACGCGCCTGGCCGAGGTACGGGTCACGGATCTTGTTGCGGGCCTCGGCGACGGCGACGGCGGCGAGCTCGGTCGACGACGTCGCCAACCAGTCGGGCCCGTCGTCACCGTCGACACGCATCTGCATCCTGGCGCCCTTCCCCGATCCCGGCGAGCCCGACAACGACGACCGAGATGGAAACCCATCCGGCCGAGCCGACCCCGCCGCCGCCACACGGAACACCTCACGACAGCGACGCAACAACAACTCGACCGCCGGCACACGCTCGGGCCGACGACCATCACCCTCCACCGCCACCGGCCGCACCACCGTCTGCCGGACACGATCCAACTCGCGCTCCCACCTCGACATCAGCCCCCACCTTTCACTCGCACTGAACCAGGATCTGCATCATCGAAGGGACCACCTCGAGGAGACTCGGCTGCGCTCCCCGACCCGTTCCCGACCTGACCCGACCCGGCCCAGTCCCGGCCCGGACCCGACCCGAGTCGTGGCCTGGTCTTAGACTGAGCAGAGACTGAGCATTTTCCAAGGCGCAGCTCAGCCTGCGTCGCTGTGGTGCCGGGGTCGAGGAGCACCATCTCCGCCTCGTCGAGCGTCTTGTTGTACTTGCGACGGTTGTCGAAGTCGCAGCACACGACGACGTTGCCGAGCACGGTCTTGCCGCCCTTCGTGACTGGGACGACGTGGTCGTAGCGGCCGGCAGTGTGGCCCGTGCGGGCGGCGAAGTTCACCTGGATGCCGCAGTAGCGGCACAGGTCCTGGTCGCGGACGCGGATCGCCGTCTTGAGGTCCGGGTCGTTCTGGATCTTCTTGCGTTCCTTCTCGATCGCTGCGGCCTTGTCGATCGTTGCCCGAGGTGGGTTGAAGTCGGTCCAGTTGTGGAACGCCCACCCTTCGTCGGTGCGCTGCCAAAGGTCTGCTGCAACGAGTTCGGCCGCCGCCACGCCGGTCTGGCGTGTGGTGAGCCCAACCTGCGGGGCAAGGATCGGCAACTGGCTGCTGCCGATCTGGCCGTCCGTCTTGTACGACGCGCACCATGCACCGGCCGTGGTCCACAACGCCTTCGCGTTCGGTGACAGCGCCCACCACTTCGGGTGGGCGTGCAACTTGTCGTCGACCTTGAACCACGTCATGAGGTCCTCGTGGCCACCAGGCGAGCAACGTCGATGTCGAGCACGAAGTCGGCGGGAGCGCGGCGCACCGTGCATTTGCGCAGGAGATGTTCGACGTGCCACAGGCCGGTGTTGCCGGTCACCCAGAGGTCACGGAAGTACGCGAGGGCCTCGGAGAGTCCGACGACGTTGCACGGCCACCCGACGTCAAGGCATGGGTGTACAGCCGTGCCCATGACGAGCTCCGCTGATGTCGGTACGGGGTCGTCCGCCTTGAGGCCGGCGCATCGGCGCATGTCGCAGTTCGGTGACCGGTCGGTGAACTCGTGAACGACGACGAACCCGGAGTGCACGGGCTTGCCGCAGCTGCGGCAGTTCCACAGTTCCTTGGGCAGCAACTGGACATCCCCAGGAGCGTGCACCACGTTGTATCGAGGCTTCTCCCGGCGGATCGCGGCACGCTCGAACTGCTCGGCCTCGACACGGGTGCCGACGCTCAGCTTCTCGATCTCGATCCGGCGGACATCCGACCACCACGGCTTGATCGCCCGATGCTGCCCAGCTCGGTGAGCGGCTGACAGGGAGATCCCGATGTACAGCAGGTTCCCGTCGTGGTCGTAGAGCCGGTACAGATCGATCATGAGCCCACTCCTACAGCGTGCGCGACCGACCACGGTGGAGCCTCGGGGCCCATCAGCTTGTCGTCGGTCCGGAACCAGCTCACATTGACCACCGACGTCCGGGCGCGCCGAAGCCCCGGGCCGACAGCCCGGGGCTCCCACCAGCGTCCGCCACCATCACCCTCACGTCGGAGCGGCCACCTCGACCAGTTCGGCGTGCGCTGCGGTGAGGGAGTCGAGCCAGGCCTGCTCGTAGTCGGCCGGCTCGTAGCCGAGCCGGATCCAGTCGTCAAGGAGCTCGCGGTCGTCGTCCTCCGCCCGCAGCCAGGTCGTCCAGTAGCCGCGTTGGGCGGCGGGGTGGTCGGCGGCGGCGAACGCGATGGCAGCAGCGTCGTGGAGCGCGGCGACGGCGATCGTCAACGCCGGGTCGGCTGTGCACACCTCGGTGCGGGTGGCGCCCGGCCGGCCACCGACGGTCGTCACGATCATGTCCCCGTCGAGGTACACCACGTTGCCGATCGCGAGTTGGGTGGTGATCCACGCGAAGCCGACCTCGACGACGGTGTCGCGCTGTTCCCGTGCAGCGCGGGCGAGGGTGGCACGGCGTGCTTCGATCGTCGGGAGGACCAGTGCTTCGGTGGTCTCGCGGACGTTTAGCGTCGTCGACACCGGCGTAGCGGCGGTCGCAGCGGCGGTCGCTGCGTCGGGGGCAGGGGCGGGCTTGGGCCCGTACCAGGTCACGCTCGTGTCGCGGTCGTGGAGGTACCAGTGGGTGGCGTCGGGGCGCTTCACCTTCTGCAGCCGGTCGGTCCACGGGTCGGTGGTGCGGGGCAGACCCGACTTTTTGGCCTGCTCGAGCGCCTTGGCGCGCTTGCGGGCCAGGATGAGGTCGTTGATCGCGTTCGCGATTGCCCAGTCCTGCACCGGCCTCTCCCGGTTGAGACCCGCCTTCGCCGTGTTCGCGACCTGCTTGCAGACGGTGTCGACGTCGCCCTCGTCGAGATCGGCGATCTGCTCGGCCTGGCGGATCGTCAACCGATCTCCTTGCGCAACACGCGCAGCTTCAACCGGCGCGACACGTGCGGCTGCGAGCAGCCCACCCGTTCGGCGATGTCACGCTGCGACAGGCCGAGGTCGACGAGCATCTGGTAGCCGCGGGCCTCGTCGAACGGGTCGAGATCACGGCGGTGCAAGTTCTCGACGAGCATCGCCAGCCGACGTTCGACGTCGTCGAACACGCGGATCACCGCCGGCACCAACATCACCCCGGCGAGGGTGGCGGCAGCGTGGCGGCGGTGACCGGCGACGATCTGCCACTCACCGCGCACCGTCGGATGGGCGGTCACGATCAACGGCTCGAGGACACCGAGCTGAACGATCGACGCTGCGAGCTCGGTGAGGTCACCGAGATCCTGGCGGGGGTTCGCCGGGTCCGGGTGGAGCTGATGGGCCGGCAGCCACTCCAACCGGGCGTCGGTGATGTCGCGGGCATCACCCGCCGGCGTCGCCGGCGCAGCCTTCTTCGCGGCGGCCTTCGCGGGCGGCTTCTTCTTCGCCGGCGCGGCCTTCTTCGCGGCGGGCTTCGTCGCCGTCGTCTGCGCCGGCGGCTTCTTCACGGCCAGCGCAGCCTTCTTCGTCGTCGTGGTCAACTCGTTCCTCCAGGGTTCGGTGGCGGCCACGGACACACCGCAGCCGCCGGGGTATCAGGGACATCGACCAGCCCGTGCCGGTCGAGCAGCTCGGCGACACGCTCCGCCACCACCCGCTCCGCGCACAACAACAGCGGCGCCGACCGGTCATGGCCGACGACCACGGTCCAGCCGGCGAACACCACCACCACCGGTCGCTGCTCGTGCACATGGGGACGATCCGGACACGTCATCGCCGACGCCCATGTTCGGAATCGTCGAGGTACCGCCACTCGATGCGTCGGCACACGATCGCCAGGCGTTCGAGGCCGTCAGTGGTGCGGTAGCCGTGAGACCGCACCCACATGTCGACGAACTCTGGATGTGTCAGGTGGTCGAGGCCCTCCTTGGAGAGCTCGCCCGGCATGATGCTGAGGGCGAGGGGCTCGAGCCGGTTCGAGACGACCTCGACGTCGGCGAGGACCCGCTGCTTCGCGCCCTTCGGCAGCCCCATCCCCTTCTCGACGAGGGTCAGGTGGTCGCCGGGCTGGAGCGTCGTCCACGTGTCAGCGCGGCGGCGGGTGACGGTCTTGGCGCGGTTGAGCACGGCGTCGACCGTGAGCGCGCACGACATGCGACGAGTCATCGCCGGTCCCTCGGGCGTCGCGTCGCGAACGTGACGACCGGGTGCGGTGCACCACGCCGGATCTCTGCGTCGAGCTTGTCGGCCACGACGGCGTGGGCTGCGGGCCCGAACAGCAGCTCGACCTTGTCGAGGCCCTCGCCGGGCTCGAACCAGATGATCGACACCTGAGTGCCAGGCACATGAGGGAGAACGTCGTGGGCCTCTGCGAGAGCGTGACGCGTCCACTCGTCGGTGACGTCGGGCAACACACCCGGCACCACCGGCCACCGCTCACGGGCACGCGCCCGATCCTCCCGACGCATCCGGGCCCGCAACGCGCTCATTCTGGGCCCCTGACCGTGTCGAAGATCTCCGACCAGCTGGCGGTGAGCTCGGCGCGGGGAACGATGAGGACCCGCACCTTCTCGGCTCGGCGGAGCAGCAACGGTTCGACGGTCGTCACCCACTCCAGGGTGTCGTCAGGCCACAGGCCGGCCTGCACGAGGCCGTCGACGATCGGCTTCACCGTCGCGATGTAGTTGGACGGGTCGCGGCGAGTGTTGGTCGCGACCGGGAGTCCGACCGCGACGACCGACGGGGCGAGAGGCAGCGTCCACCGGTCACGGTTGCGGGCGTCGACAGCGGCCATCAGCGCGGCGATCCGCCACTGGCGTGTCCGGGTGGAACGCGTCGACCAGTGCAACCGGTCGTTGAGCGACATCAACCGGTCAGGGGCCCGGAACTCGATCAGCCGGTTCACGACCGGTCCTTCGGGCCGTGATCGCGCAGCAACCAGAGCACGACCGCTGCGATGGTGATCTGGCCGACGATCATCACGCTGTCGAACAGGGCGGCGAAGTCGCGGGCGGTCACAGCAGCGCCGCCTGGTCATCGACCGCCGGGTACTCGTCCCACGGGCGGCCGTCGAGCTCGCGGCCGGCGGTTGTCTTCCCGATCCTGTGCCACACGACGGGGTCAGCACCCGTGACGTCCGTGTCCCAGCCGGGTGGGTCGAGGTTGAAGTCGGGGAAGTGGTGGCTGTCGACGAGCTTGCCGTGCTGCGACAGCCAGAACGGGGGCTGTGGATCCGGCTCGAGTGGGAGCCACTCGCCCCACTGCTTGAAGAAGAACCTGGTGTGCCGGTCACCCGGCCACGCGTCGTTCAGCTCGGGCAACTGGGTGCGGTCGCGCAGGTCGCGAACCCAGTCGGGGTGCATGGGGCGTGCGCCGGGACCGGACTCGCCGCCGACGATCAGCCAATCGATCCCAGACAGGTCGAGCGACGGGAGCGGCCCGAGGAGCGGCTCGGCCGACACGAACCGCACCACAGCCGGCGTCGAGCGCAGGTGATCGGCCCGCCAGGCGTACCGGTCGGTCTCGATCGACACGCCGAGCCACACGTTCGGCAACGGCCACGGCGGATACCACACGTTCGAATCGGCGTACGGCTCGGGGTGCCACCGGCTCAGGTCGAACTGTCGTCGGCCGGCGAACCCGGTCGTGGCGATGATCTCCGTCGCAGCCTCGGCGACAGCGACCCGGAACTTCGGGTCGTCGAGCATGCGGGCCATCCGCTGCGGACGCTTGGTCAGGACCTGGAAGGTGTGACGGTGAGCGAGTGCCATCCGGGCGAACACGCCGGCGATGAACGCCCAGTCGACGCCCGGGTGGAACAGATCGGACATCGAGTTGACGAACACCCGCCTCGGCCGGCGCCAGCGCAACGGCTGGTCGAGCCGCTCCGGCAGACAGCGGACCTCACCGGTGAACTGGGCAGGTTCGCCCGGGCGGCGGACCGCCAACCCTGCGTACGTGGGCAGGTGCGCGAGACGGTCGGCGGCCTCGCGGGCGGCGTAGCAGTTCTCGCACCCGGCCGACACGTACGCGCAGCCGACCACCGGGTTCCAGGTGGCATCGGTCCACTCGATTCCCGTCCGGTCACTCATCGCCCAGCCCCCGTTCCGTGTCAGGGATGCCGGAGCGCGGCGATGACCAGGTGCAGCCACGGCACCGCCAACGCTCGCCGTCGAAGAACGTGTCTGGCCGCACACACGCCACCGGCCGGGTGGTGCCCGGCGTCGAGGTCGTGTCGATCGGCGGGGAATCGAAGACGGTCATTGAGCCCTCCAGGCTTGGATCGCAGCCCACAGCTGCAGGTGATGGACGGACCAGGTGGCGGAGCGTTCGCCGACGAACACGTTCCCGGCGGCGGCGAGGTGGTCGCCGGCGGTCTGCAACTGGCGGGCACGAGTCAATGCCCGGTCACGCTCCGCCTCGAGCGCAGCGATACGCCGGCGGAGCCCTTCGTAGCGGAGCTCGGTCACAGGGCGTGCTCCTCGCCGCGCAGGTGGGCGGACGTCTTGATGAGCGTGGTGTGCCACGGTTCGCGCTGACCGGACAGCGGCGGCTCGGCCCATAGTCGGCCATCGACGACCGCTCGCGCTGCGAGATCGACGAGTTCGGCGGCGGCGTCATCGGAGGGAAGGTGGACCTGCTCGACGACGTTGAGCGGGTGGAGCGGTCGCCACGAGCGCGGGTCCACTGACGTGACTCGGCCACCGCGTAGCATCCGCCCAACCTGTGGGCGGGGGTCGCAGGCGTACAGGATCACCTCGTGGGTGGCGCCGGGGAGGGTGACGACGGGCGGCGGCAGGCCAGGCTCGGCGCGCAGGTGTACGACGGCGAGGACGTAGTGCTCCCAGGCAGGCGACTGGCCCGGGCAGTGCAGAAACCAGGTAGCGACGCCCGCAGCGCGGTCGCGGTCATCGACGATGACGACGCGGGTTGCTGTGCCCGCAGGCCCGGTCAGCGGAGCGAACGGGGTCTCGTACTTCACCCGGAGGTCCGTCACAGCACACCGCCGGCGGGGTGGGCGCACCCGTGAGTGGCGCAGTCGGACACGTCCAGGTTCGGGCAGAACGGCACCGTGCACGGCCCCGTCAGATCCCGGGCGGCGAGGCGATCCTTCAGGTGCGCCGCCTTGGCGAGACCGGCAGCCCGATCGGACTCGGGGATGGCGGTCATGCGACGAGACTCCCCGACATGTAGCGAGGCGCGGCCCGGACCGGTGCGGTCGCCGGCACCTGCGGCTGATCCCGCGGTGGCAGCAGACCCTGCTTGCGGAGCCGTGGCGGCCAGTTCTTCGCAACCTCACGTGTGACGCCGAAGTGGTCCATCAACGCCTGGATCACTTCGGCGACCGCCTCGAGGTAGACGCGGGCGACCTCGCCGTAGTCAACCGACGGCGGACGACCCGGCCGGCCCGGCCGGCGTTCGTAGCCGACATCGCCGGCCTCGCTCGGGGTGATCACACCCTTCGCCCGCGGCTTCGCCGGCCGGCTGCTCGCCGCCGGTCGTACCGGCTCCCCTGTCGGCGCCGGGGCCGGCGACGGTACCGCGGGGAGCACGACCGGGTCTGCGGGGACCGACGGGGTCGGCGGACGCACCAACGGCGGCACCTCCCGAACAGCTCCGCCGGACAGACGCGTCAACGTCGCGGTCACCTCACGCAGATCCGCCTCGACGCACAACACCTCCGCCTCGACCGCCACCACCTCAGCGCGGAGCTCGGCGAGGCGAGCCTCATGCCGCTCACGCCGGTCCAACAAGGCGTCGACCGCAGCGTGCATGTGATCCAGATGCGACAACACACCCATCACCCGTCACCTCCCCTTCCTTCGCTCGTGCTCTTCGTGGTGGTGCCCCATCCCGGAGTCGAACCGGACCCGACCGCAGTTGCCGTGCGTCGTCGTGGCACCCGTCGTGCCAATGGGGCCACGTCTCTCCGTGGAGTCACGCCTGGGTGTCGCCGGCGTTCACGACCCCACCCCAACGGGGAGGGGGTGAGGTGGGGGCTCAGCCGTCCGGAGGACGGGCCATCACGTCGGCGAGCGTGTCGTCGAGCGCGAGGACGAGCTGCTCGGCAACAGCCGCAGCCGTCGCCTCCGCCGCCGAGGTCCACAGGCCGTGACGGCGAATCACGTCGACGAACTCCTCGAAGTCGTGACCGCGCATCTTCAACACAGGGCCGTCGTCACCCTGGACGACCGCCAGGTGCATCAGCTCGTGATCGACCAGCGCCCGCCGGCGACGAGCATCGAGACGACCCCAGATCTCCTCGGAGATCTCGACCACCGCGAACGGCACCGGCTCCGTGCACGCCGCACCATCATGGGCGGCCAGATCGGCGAGGACCGCCGACAGGCCGGTGATCTTGCGGGCATGCCCCCAGATGGTGCGGCCAAGATGCGTCGGAGGCGGATCGACGAACAGGTAGACGATCGACACGTCGGCCAGGTCGCGGCGATGCGCTTCGATCACCTCCAACGCGACCTGCTCCACATCGACCGCCAGTCGGTATCCGGTCGTCATCAGCCCATCCCTTCCAGTCGTCCACCGAACACAGCTCCCGGCGACACACGGCCGGCCAACACGTCCCGGCCGGTCCGCGTGATCCGCCACACCATCGCCTTCGCCCCCGTCGTCGCCGCCCGCCAGTTGTCCGGCCCAGGAGCAGCCGCCACCAACCCCTGGTGGACGAGCTCGCCACGCCGCTTGCCCAACGACGTCTGCTGACGGGCCCGGCCACGCGCGTCACGCGGCGCCAACCCGGCCAACTCGAAGTCCGTCAACCCGGCCGGATGCGCACCGAGGAGACGCAACACCACCAGCCGATCACCAGCAGCACCCCGCGCCGCGACACCGGCGGCCTGATGCGACGTCACCGGATCCGTCCCACGCGCCGACGGCACCGCCGACGTCGGGTGGGGGTGCAGATGCGACGCCGGCACCGTCAGGTGCGCTTCCGGCTCGCCAGGCCGGCACACCGTCACCCGGCCGTCAAGCCCGACGGCGACCACCTGCCACCGCGACCGCGGAGCAGCCGGCACCCACGGCTCCATCCACACGATGTCACCCCGGTTCACGACGACACCCCCGCCCGCCGCCGCGCCTCGACATCGACCTCGAGACGCGTGTACCGGCCGTTCAGACCAGCGACCGCAGCCTCAGCCAACCACCGGCCGTTCGTCAGCGGGTGATGCCAGCCGATCTCACCCACCACCACCCGGGGGGCGGTGGGCTCCCGGTGGTACCAGAGCTCGAAGCGGACCTGACCCTCCACCGGCCGCAACCGCCACGGGCCCAGCTCCTTGCACGGTGCGGTCGACGGGCCATTCAGACCCGCGACCAGCCGGTCGACCGTCAACGCCGGCCGACGCAACACCCGCACCCACAACACCTCACCCACCAAGCCCGACACCGGATGATGCAACTCCCACACCGCGTCCGACACCATCCGCGACGACCACACACCGCCCGTCACAACACCACCGCCGCATCCGTCCGCCACAGCCGGGCCGGCAACACGCCCGCCACCCCGTCCACACCGCACACCCAACACGACGCGTCGCCCCGCCAGCCCACCTCGCAACGCACACAATGCAGATCCGAACCCGGTGCCGGCGGCCGGAACGCGTGCGCGACCGTGACCGACACCGGCGACTCACCGAACGCACGCCAGAACACCCGGAACGCGCGAGCCGGGCTCATGAGGTCGGCCTCCGGCAGCTGTAGTCGCCCGCGATCCACGGGCCCTTCCCGCAGAACGACCACAGCTGGGCGAACGCCAACGCGCACGCCTCGAACGAGGCCTTCACCGACCCGACCGTCCACCCCAACTTCGTCAGATACCCGGTCCTCGACAACGGACCGTTCAGCGCATTCAGCTGGGCGAAACAGTGCGAGTCGTCCAACCCCGACCGGTTCACCGCCAGGTAGTTGCACCCAGCCTCCCGCGACGCCACGTACACCGCCCACCACTGCGTCTCCACCGCCGCCCCATACGCAGCGAACGTGTCAGCGATCACGTCGGCCTGGGCCGGCGAGCAGGCGGCGTGCGACCCGTAGGACGGCACACCCTCAGCCGACAGCCGCCACTTCGGCCACACCGACCATGCCGGCACCGGTCGCACCAGCCCCGCCGACGCCGACCGCGTCTCCGGTGGTGGGGGCTGCGTCGGGGACACCTGCACCGCAGTCCCACGCACCGCAACCGCCGGCACACCATCCGCCACACCCACCGACGCCACCGTCGGCAACGGGCCCACCTCAACCACCGGTGGCGCGTACACCGCTGGCGGCAGTCCGTCCGCCCGGTCGGCCGGCGTGTCGACCGACACCACCCCGAACACGGTCACCAACGCCGCGACCGCCATCGTCAACGACACCCGCATCAGTCCACCTCGACGACCGGGAATCCGGTGTGCTTCGACAGTCGCTGTGCCATGTTCTCGACACCTCTTCGAGTGGCGAACTCGTGCCAGATGCCCCACAGATCGCTCTCCACGCCGAGGTCGACACAGACCCCCCAGCCGCGGCGGGGGTGTCGCTGGATCACCACACGTGGTGGCCGCCACGTCCTGACGCTCACGATGCCGTCCACCAGTTCGGCAGCTTCTTGGTTCGTGGCGATCCGGCATTGATGAGCTCGACCGCCGCTGCCGCGATGCAGTGCGAGTACGGCCGACCGGTCTGCTTCATCGCCAGTCCCGCCTTCGACTTGAGAGCACCCAGCCCACCGCGGGCGTTCCGTAGCTGTGCTGTGGCGTGGGGGTCGTCGAGCGAGCCGTTGTAGCGGGAGCAGAGCAGCCCGAAACCCTCGATGATCTTGCCGTCGAGCCCCTCGTCGCCGTATGCGTCACGGATGATCCGCAATGCACGACCCAACGTCGTCGGTCCAGCCGTCGTGTACACCTTGCGGAGGGCGCCAACCGCCTTGATCGCGCCGTCACCGATGGTGCTCGCGATCTTGAGTCCGTTGGCCAGCACGATCCGCTCTATGTCACACTCCACCGGGCGGCCGGCAACGGTGGCGATCATGAACTTCTCGTAGGCCCCGACCGTCTTGCGGTTGTTGTGCCACAGGAACAGGTCGGCCTCCTCGGCTTCGCTGAGACCCTCGAACACGTGGCACTGCACCTGCTGGTCGTCCCAGCCCATGATGCGCATCGCCTCGATGCGATGCTGGCCGTCGATGACGTAGTGCTTGGCGTCGCGCAACGACACGAGTGGAGGCATGAACCGGTCCGGGTCGAACTCGGCCGCGATCTGTGCCGCCCAGCCCGGCCTCAGCTCACGTTGAGCGCGTTCGTTCACGTGCATGTCTGCGATGCGGACCCAACGCAGATGGCCGCTCCGTTCGATGCGACTCGCGGTAGTGTTCTTCGTGGTCATCCGCTGATCTCCTTCTTGAAGCGGTTGATCGCAGAGAGCGGCTGGCGAAGGGCTTCCAACCACCCCAGCCGCATCTCCGCGTCGAGCGACGCGGGGTCGTCGATCAATGACAGGCCCGAAGCGATCGCCTCGAGGGCCGCGATGGACTCGTTCACGATCCGGACCGGGTCGAGTTTCCGGCGGCGATAGTGGACGCTCGACCGATCGGGTGGCGGTGCCTTGCGCACCTTGCGGACGACGTTGGCGCGCGACAGGTTCTTCTCGGCCTTCGCTTCGGCCAGCGCCTCCTCGAACTCGTCGTCGGACACGCCGTCGGTCAGGTCGTAGACGTCTGCTCGTTCGCTGGCGTTCTTCAGGTAGTCAAGCGATGAGTTCTTGATCGACGCTGGATCAGGAACGAATCGGCTTGTTTCAGAAGGCTTGCGAATCGCGCCCTCGGCCTGGCCCTGACGGATGCCGAGGCCGATGCACCGCTCCGCGCGGCGCACCAACTCGGTCGCCGCCAACTCGGCGTCCTTGCCGAGCTGCTTCTGCATCGTCGCCGTCCGCAACGTCACCGCCCACCCCTTCGCGTTCGCCAACGCATCGAGATCGCCGTGCGCCAACGCCTCCGTCAGCCACGACTTGCCGCGCTCGCACGCCAACAACACGAACTCGCCAGGATCGGCCGCCGCGTCCAGAGCCGCTGCCGGGTCGACGACCGCGACCTCGGCACTCACGACGTCACCGTCCGGTCGGTCGCAAGCCGGTGGCGGGCCACCTGCGCCGATATCCCCCACGACGTCGGCAGCAACCGCGACCGGTGCTCGACCAGCCACACGTCCCGCAACGCGTCCTCCGTCGAGGTGTCCATCGTCACGGCGAACGGGATCCACTCGGCCGACGCCGGCGGCACCATGCGATGCGACCGCCACCCACACGAGCAGCCCACCTGGATCCTGACGCGTGCACGCTCAGGGACCGCCATGTCGTCCGTGCCGGCCGGGCCGCGTTCGAGGCCGAGCTCACGCCAGAACCAGCTGTCCGGCTCGCGCACCACCATCGTCACGAACCCCTCATGATCGAACGCCTCGTCGTGGTCGTCGGCCTGGAACCAGCCCATCAGTGCCACACCTCCACCAGCAGCGGCCCACCAAACCGCGACGGCCGACGGATCCCGTACGGAGGCGTCGGATCAGTGTCGACCACACCCACACCGCACCCCCCGACGGGTGGGGTGTGGTCGACGAACACGTCACCCTCACCTGGCGGGAAGGTGAGG